GTAATCATCATACAGCCCATGATTTGTTGCTTATACTTAGTGATAAATGATTTGTTGTTGCGATGATAGCCTACAATTGTCGAATCAGCCGGACATTTTATCTCTAAACCGCCATTCTCGCCAACTAGACCGTCAGGTGAACACCCAAACTCCTCAGAAGCATCTAGTATAAACCCATATTCGGTTACTTTTTGCTCAGTTATGAACTCGTAATGATCTCTGGCTTCTGGTTCTAGCCTTGTTCCCCTTTCCATATGCTCATTGACGTAAATGGGAACGCGAACACCATTTAATCTCTCAGCTATTAGCTCGTTTATGTAGGTATCAGCACTAGCACTGGGCTTTCCTGCCGATGTTATCAGCTTGTTAAACATGGAAGCGGATGGTCTACCCAATCTAGCGGCAAACCACTCGTCACTCCCCTGCTCATGGTCTAGGATAATCACTTGTTAGCCTTTGCCTTGAGCGCATTAACTGCCTTAGAGTAGTGAACCGCTAACATTTCATCGACTGAGTTTGATTTTACGTATTCAAGAAAGGCTTTAACATCTACACCATGCTCTGCAAGTAGTCCCTTAATCTCTGCGGCTTGATCTTCTGACACTACAGCGGTTTGTGCGGCTTGCGGTAAGTCTTCTCCTGCGTAAATGTAAGCACCAAGCCCATGCATGGCGATAGCTTTTACTAAACACCGCATACGAGCGTCCGAAATGTCTCTAGAACTAGGGTTAGCAATAGATTTGTTTCTATTGTCCATGACTGGTAGCCACATAGAATGCATTTTACCTTCTACTGTGACAGAAACATTTACTTCACAAGTCCCATTCTCTAAAAACGATGGTGGACAGTAAGTGTAACTTGACTCAGGGTAATGCTCGTTCAATGTTGACCACGCCCATGCCCATGATAGATAGGATAGATTGCCTTTCTTTTCAATGTTCTTTGATACGTCAATGGCTGATAATGTTTTCCAAGTATTCATATTAATATCTCCTTTGATTGGTTTTGCTCTAGCACATATCTTGCACCGTAGCCTATATAGTATGCGTCTGACTCGTCCTCTTTGACAGTTTCGCCACGTTGACAGTCATAGCTGCCACGGTCTAGGTCATTTAAAAACTCAATATCGCTTCTGTACCTTCCATCATCAATGCCGCCAGATAGTGCGGACAAATCGCTTCTGCTAATCATTTGCTACCCCACATTGTTTCCCAACGGTTTAGAATTGCTTGCACTTGCTGTTCTTTTTTATCGTAAGCTAATTTATCTTCCATCGTAAACTCTTGGGTATAAGAAATAGATGGACGCTGATAAAATTCTGTATCGTCAGGGTCTCGATTAGTAAGCCTATTCATAAAGTTACCAAAGTATTCCAAGTCTTCTGGATGCTGTATCGGGTGATCTTTCATTTTATTATCCTCTGTTGTTGTGAGTCTATTCTATAACTATTATTAATGTGCTGTCAAACACTTGTTGACTATTTATCTAAATTAAATTAAAGTTCACTCTCACTTAAAGGGAAATCACTATGAACATTAAAATATCAATCGAACATTTTATGTATGAACTGCGACTAAACCAGAATCAGCTTGCTATTAAAGCAGGGATGGATGTTTCTACTCTTAGCCTTATAAGAAATGAGCTTAGATCACCATCTTTAGCTACATTAAATAAGCTCGCTACTGCTTGTGAAGTTAAAGTAAGCGAATTTATCGCGGCTGGTGAGTAATGAATAAAGGATACTACGCAATTATTCCTGCTGATGTACGTTATGACGCACGTTTAACGCCTAATGCCAAACTTCTGTATGGTGAGATCACTGCTTTATGCAATGAGAAAGGGTTTTGTTGGGCAATGAATGAGTATTTTGCAGACTTGTACTCAGTTAGCAAGGTATCAGTGAGTAAATGGGTCGGTAACTTGAGGGATTGCGGTTATATAGAGGTGCAAATGCAGTACAAAGAAGGCACTAAACAGATAACTAATCGCTACATAAGACTAGCTACCCCTATTAAAGAAATCTTTAATACCCCCATAAAGAAATCTTTAATACCCTCACAAAGAAAAGTTAAAGACCCTATTAAAGAAATGTTTAAAGATAATACTACAGTTAATAATACAATTAATAATACATCTAATATAGGGGAAACAAGTTCCCCAGTTGTATATGAAGAAAAAGAGCTAGTTGTTCAACAAGAAGAGAAGCCAAAAAAGAAACCAGTAAAAAGATTCGTGCCTCCTACTCTGCAAGAAGTCATTGATTACTGTAACCAGACTCAAGCAGGTATTGACCCTTTAGGATTCTGGAGTTTTTACGAATCAAAGGATTGGATGGTAGGCAAGAACAAAATGAAGAAGTGGCATGCCGCTGTAGGAACGTGGAAAGCAAACAGGATAGCCAAAAATAATGAGCGCAGAGTAACCAAAAGCGACTCGATAAAAAATGGCAAGTCTATTCAAGAAAAACTAACTGACACAACATGGTATGGAGAATAAAATGATGGTACTAATTCTAAGCCCGAAAGATAGCCTTCCTAAATTGATTTTGGAGAATGTTGAATCCTTTGCTCAAGAGGGTAACACGCTTTTAGTAGTGTTTGAGGACGGTCGGGCACGAAACTATCCTTTAGTGCATTTGTGGTATTACGAAAGCACTACCAAGCTAAAAACAGGAGAATAAAATGACAAGCGATAGAAGAACAATATTAATTGAGTACAGAGGTAAGAACCCTAAGTTAGTTTCTGGTCATATTTATAATAGAAACGACATAGCAAAAGCGTTCGGCATATCACGATCAACGGTTGCCAATAAGCTCAAAGGCAAAACAGTAATGGTTGACGATGATTTAACTCTATTGCAACCACAAAAATACCACACAAAGTTTACAGAAAAGCTAATGACGTATATGGGCAAAGATATGACTGCATTTAAAAAAGGCAAGCAGTACACCTACAGGCAAATATCTCAGTTTACCGGACTAAAGCCAAACGCATTAAACAAGCGCATAGGTAAAGGCTCGGTATTCAATGAACACCATATACGCCCAAAGTCTGACAAGTATCCTATTGCGTCCGATAAAGAGTTTAGTATGCAATTTGAAAACCACACTGAAATGGTTAGCGCACAATGGTTAAGGAGAAAATTCTAATGGGTGAAGCATACACTGTAGACACTGAAAGCAAGAAAGAGTCTTTTAAAAAGTTTGTGGATGAATCGTTTGAAGAAAGGGGATACATTACTTTTCGCTACACCTTTGGCAAGCCACGATCACCAAAACAACAAGCGGCACTAGAGGTTTACTTTAGGGAAGCGGCAAACAAGTTAAACGATGCAGGAATCTACCACAAGATGAACGCTAACTTTATGAAAGGCGACATAGAAATACCGTGGACGCAAGAATCGTTTAAGACTTTCTGGAAACAGATACAAAATACCATGTTTGGAATTAGCAAAACGTCTGACATACATTCTGACAAAGTTTCTAAGGTTTATGACGCAATAAATCGTGGTCTAGTTGAGCGGTGCGGTATACATATACCCTTTCCATCAAAAGAAATGACAGAGAACACCTAGTGAGGTATGCTATGATAGCGATTAAAGGCATTCTAAGGTGCTTTTCAGCGCGTTTAAGGTAAAATATGATATACCCTACAGGGTACAGCAAATGGAGAGTATTTATGGCCGTAACACTGCGTTCTAAATGTTTAACTGCGATACAAAAGTTGGCACGAATATCAGCCGCAGATGAATATGGCATGGTTGAATGTGTATCTTGTGATAAGAGGATGCATTGGAAAGAATGTGACGGTGGTCACTACATAGCCAAAGGTAACTCGTCGTACTGGTCGCTTGAGATGGAGAATGTTCACCCCCAGTGCAAAGGATGTAACGGTTTCGGTATGAAGCATGGCAGTGCAGAAGGTCAGTACACGCTATGGATGATTGATATGTACGGTGAAGACTTTGTTAGAGAAATGCATAGAGACAAGCGCAAGATCAAAAAGTTATACACTGCTGATTACAGAGAAATGCTACAAGAGTTCAATGACTTAATTAAATACCATGAGGAGAGACTACAATGACTGGATATTTACAAGAGCTAAGAGCAAGAGCAATTAAATTTGAAATGAGTGAAATCCCTGCCAAGATGGATTCTATTGTTGAGGCAGTCATTTACGGACACGCACTCCCTGCTTATGCGAGAGAAGAATTAGATTTAATCTGGCTAGAGGTAGAGGCAGAAGAAGAGGCTTGGTTAGAACCACCAACAGAAGAAGAATTAAAGTTGCTTCACCCTAACTTTGATGTATAATAACCTTGTTACTCTCTGTTGTTTTGCCCTTTCGGGGGCTTTTTTTGTTATAATGCAATTATAAAACATAACAGGAGAATAGAATGCCACAAGGTAAAGGTACATACGGTAGTAAAGCTGGTCGGCCAAAGAAAACCCATGTCATGCCA